GCAAGTCTGTACAGATATACATTTTCACCTATGCTAACAAAGCCGACACCATTCAAATTTGGTGCAATGTCACCGCGGTCCGGTGTTAGTATGCCAGCACTAATAAACTGATTCATTGCGGCCAAAAACTCTTGATTAACAAATAGTGCTGGACTAGTGCCCTGCATTAAAAAGTTAGCAAGAGCCAACTGCAACGGACTCATACTACTGATGACTTTGGGAGTTAGGCCTGCATAGGCCTGAGGTATGCTGGTTGTGGTCATTTATTTTAACCTAACTGCAGATAGTATGCCACCGCCTACTAATACGTCAGTACTTGCACTCATAACCATATGCCCGCAAGCAGCAAAACTGGTCTTAATAATCGGAGGCTTCCCATTAACTTTTATATCTCTGGGCAAACTCAGTGTGGGTCCAGTTAGGTGTAATCCTGTAAATGGTGCGTGGGGAGTATACAAGCATCCGTCTAATGCCACCGGTCTACCGTTGACTCTGACATCTGTACTTACAGGGGCCGTCAATAGTCCGCCTGCACCTACAACGTCTCCTAGTCTTGCAATTCCTGGCATAATTTAGTCCTTATTTAACAATAGGACCTTTACTCATAGTTTGTATACCAGTTGTGGTCTGCAAGTAATGATCCTCTAATGCTTTGATCGTAGTACTGTGCATCATAACGTGCTCAGCTTTTAGCTCTACATTTTTATTTATATCAGCAGAAAATAGGCTCTGGATCAAGCCTAATCCTTGATTACTGGGCATTACTGTACAGGGCTTATGAATGGTCCACCCGAATCCAGTTTGATCTACAATTTTTGCTACGATCTCGTCACCATTGACCAGTTTGAACGCAACAATCTCCCCTACTGCATAGTTTGTCTTATTGATTAACATTTAGTTTTGCCTTGATTTCTTCTTCAGTTAGTTTTGATAGGCCTTGGAATCCACCTTCTACAAATAGGTTGGTGCCTTGATAAATTTGTGGTACAGTTCTGTGTCCCTGTGTTAAAATAAATTCCCGTGCTTCAGGAACTTCATCTATTTTGATTTCTTCAAATGCAATATTTTTCTTTGTGAGTAAATTTTTTGCTTGAGTGCAAAAACTGCAATTGTTTTTTGAATATACTGTCAACATTATAAACTAAATCCTTTGAATGTATCTGTATTTACATCTTGTTTAGTACCGCCAATAATATATGAACTGATTTCTGTTTCTTGTGGTGCCACTTGAACATCTGCTCCGGCAATCCATTTGGCAGTCCAAGGCAAAGGATTAGATCCAGTTTTAATACCGCAACTGAGTCCTACCGCAGTCATACGCTTACAGGTCAACCAGTCTACATAGTCACACAACAACTGTGTGTTAAGACCAATCATTGATCCATCTTTGAACAAATAATTTGCCCAGGTCTTTTCTTGTTCTGCGGCCTGCAAAAACATTGCTTCGCATTCTGCTTTGGTTTCTTCTTTAAGACGTGCAAAGTCAGGATCATCACCTGGCAATAGTTTAATCAACATCTGTGTACTGCCAAGGTGTACATTTTCGTCTCTGCAGATCAATTTGATAATCTTGGCATTGCCTTCCATCTTTTTAAGTTCAGCGAATGCCCAGCTACACGCAAAGCTCACATAAAAACGAATACCTTCTAGTGCGTTAACACTATTGATGGCCAACCATAACTTGCGTTTGAGTTCGTAGTTACTGATAACCATTTCTTTGCCATTGATAGTGTGTGTACCTGCACCTAACAAATTGTAGTAGCCACCGTAGGTAATAACATCGTCATAGTAACGACTGATGTCTCGTGCACAGTTGGCGATTTCTTCAATTTCCAATAGGCCATCAAACACTTCACTGGGATTGTTATAGACATTGCGAATAATGTGTGTATAACTACGACTGTGAATTGTTTCGTTAAAGCTCCAAGTTTGAATCCAAGTTTCTAATTCTGGAATACTTACAAAAGGCAAGAACGCTAGGTTTGGACTGCGTCCTTGCACACTATCTAATAGAATTTGTCTTTTCAAATTACTAGTAAAAATATGTTGCTCAAATGGAGTTAGTTCTTTGAAGTCTTTGGCATCTCTCAATACATCAACTTCTTCAGGTCTCCAAAAGAATCCCAACTGTTTATCTGTTAGTTTTTCAAATTGTCTATACTTTAATGTTTCATATCGTTGTAATGTCACTGACCCTGACGGATCTAAAAATGCCAATGCTTCTGTATGCTTCTTTTTATTATTAATATTAAATACGCTCATTTTTTTACCTTGTTAAATTACACAACTATCACAATCTTCTTGATCGACTATTTCAGCAGGAATATCTTGTTTGGCTGACATTTTGTCTACATCTATCTCGCCCTGCTGATCATTTGTTTGGAAGTAATAAAGTTGCTTAGTACCATACTTATAGCACATGATCAGGTGCTTGAGCATTTCACTCATAGGGATTTTTTCATCTTCATAAAATCTTGGATTATATGAAGTGTTGACACTAATGCCTTGATCAATATACTTTTGTAATATTGCACAAATTTTCAAATAGCCTTCTGGCGATTTTTGATCCCATAACAATTCATATTTGTTTTTAAGTTTACGATACTCAGGGACTACTTGTCTTAGAGCACCGTGTTTGCTTTGTTTAACACTTACATAACTACGTGGAGGTTCGATACCATTTGTAGCGTTGCTGATCTGTGCACTGGTTTCTGCTGGCATCAGTGCCATTAGTGTAGCATTACGCTGACCAGTTGTTTTGATTTGTTCACGCAACTCTGCCCAAGGCATACGCTCCTGATGTGGCACTAGCTCGTCTACTTCACGCTTGCGAGTATCAATAGGCAGTCTACCATCTGCAGACTTCAAATCCTTCCAACGACCGCACGCACCTTGTTCGGCGGCAAGATCGGCACTTGCTTTGATAAGATAATAACTCCACGCTTCGGCGTACTCATCTACCAATGCTAGTGCAGCTGGATCACTGTAGCTAACACCATTCTTAGCCAAGAAGTAAGCAAAGTTAATAATTCCCACTCCCAAGGGACGGAATTCTTGTGTGCTCAACTCTGCCGCACGAATTGGATAGTTTTGATAACTTAACAATGCATCTAATCCGCGAACCGCCAAACGGCAAATTCTTTCAAAGTCTGCGGGCGCTTTGACATTGCCCCAGTTAATAGCACTGAGTGTACATAATGCAATACGTCCGTTTTCATCATTAATATCAGTTAATGGTACAGTAGGTAAATCAATTTCACTGCAAAGGTTACTCATCTTGATAGGAGCAACTTCTTCTTTGAAAGGACTGTGTGTATTTGCGTGATCCACATTCTGCAAATAGATACGACCAGTGTCTTTGCGTTCTTGCATAAATCTACTGAACAAGTCAATGGCCTTGACTGTTTTCTTGCGCAATTTGGTGTTACGCTCTGCACGTTCATACAGTTCTTTGAACTTGTCTTGGTCATTAAAAAACGCTTCATATACTTCGGGAATATCGTGTGGGCTAAACAAAGTGATGTCGCCGCCTGTGATCAATCTTTCGTACATTAGTTTATTAAACTGTACTCCGTAATCCATATGACGCACACGATTGTCTTCAGTTCCTTTGTTGTTTTTAAGAACCAACAAATCTTCAACTTCCAAATGCCACAAAGGATAATACAATGTAGCCGCACCATTGCGTACTCCGCCCTGACTACAACTGCGTGTTGCTGCTTGGAATAATTTGAAGAAAGGTGTTACACCCGTATGGTATGCATCGCCGGACCTGATAGGCGATCCCAACGCCCGAATTCGTCCTGCACCGATTCCAATACCAGCTTTCTGGGAGACATACTTAACAATACTACTAGCAGTAGCATTAATACTATCAAGGCTGTCATCAGCTTCAATAAGAACACAACTACTAAACTGCTTTTGCGGAGTACGTACACCAGCCATGACCGGAGTTGGTAAACTAATATCGTGCGTGCTAATTGCATCGTAGTATTCCTTAACATATTGTAATCTTACTTCCTTGGGATAGCTTTGGAATAATGTGGCTGCAATTAGTACATAAGCTACTTGGGGTGTTTCTTTAATTTCTCCTGTAACACGATTTTGTACAAGATACTTACCTCGCCATTGTTCCATTGCAACGTAGGTAAAGTTTTCGTCTCGCTCGTGACGTATGAAACTATTGATCTGTGTCCACTCATCCGTATTGTAGGCGGCGAGAAGGCCCGTATCGTAAAATCCAGACTCCACATTCTTTTTAACTATATCTAATAGAGCCGCCGGGGTATAATCGTTATAGACTTCTTTGCGTAGATGATAGTTAATTAGTCTACCAGCAACATACTGATAGTTAGGAGTATCTTCGCTGATCAAGTCAGCAGCTGATTTGATTAGTGTTTCTTGAATATCTGCAGTTTTAATACCGTTGTAAAACTGTATGTGGCTTTTGATTTCTAATTCGCTTGCGCTGACTCCGGTAATATCCTTGGTTGCCCAAAATACCACTTTATGTAATTTCTCTAGATTTAACGGTTCTTTGTTGCCGTCTCGTTTTGTAACTTGAATGGGTGCTGTCATTGATTTCTCTTATTGTATTTTTTCTAAATTTAGATCTTCGGCTGTTACCAAAGATACCAACTGTAACTCTTTTGCAATTTGTGTAGTATTTACAACCTCGTCGTGTATATAATTAAGCACATATTTTCCTTGCTCAACAAATACTAAATTATAGTGTTCTTTGGTTTCTGGATCATTATATACTCTTATTTCTAAGTCAGGCTGATGGCTGCTCAAGTACAAAGTATACACTATTCCAAGTGCTTTTGCAAGATCACAGTAATAATTTTCGTAAATTAATTCCCAAGGTCCGGGCCATTCACCAATATTATCGGTGTATAAGTAGTGTGCTACATAGGGTGCGTAGCTCCAAAGGTGCTGAGTATCTTGTACTGCTTCATTAAATGATTTTTGGCTAATAGATTTTCGAAAATCCTGCCAACAACGAAGCCTCTCGTCTGGTAGTAGATTCCACATATTTGTTTGATTTGGTAGAGATTAAAAGGATAAAGTATTGAAACTGGTTTTCAGTGTAACATTGCTACCAGTGTTGGACACATTGGCATAAATCCTTACACCGTGACCGACCATAGTATAACCAACGCTAATTCCGCAGTTGCCGTTAACTGTTTGGTTTTGATCGTCAGCCGAAACAACACCGTTACCATTATTTAGAATAGTGTATGTTCCTGCAGTTAATGCAGAGCCATTGGTTGCTGCCCAGTTCATAATGATAGATGCAACATTACTGCTGAATGTGCCGCCTAATACGGAAACATTAGTGCTGTTATAAGTGATAGTTTGAGCTTGAGTTTCTCCGCCCATATACAAAATGTCGTGCTCAGTTAAAATTCGTGTGTTACCAACCTGCGGTGCACCTTCTGCTAATGTACCATTACCGATGTGTAGTTCTTGAGTGTCAACACTCCATCCCAATTCGGCGCTGGCTAACTGTGGTAGATCTTCCGATAATCCTCTGCGTGCTTTAACTTGACTTATTTGTACAATTGACATAGTTATATCATTCCCTATAACTATATTTAGTTTTTAAGATAGTACATCTCGACTCGCTTGAGCCACTCTTGGGACCAGAACTCAAATTCTTCGCCTTCGATTATGAATTCTTGATACACTGGTGTATCAAACACACCTGGAGCAAGTTGCGCAGGTTGTACACACATTAGGATAACGCCCATATTGATTTCAGTATTGTGCATATGATTATGTGCCATAGCATATGCAGCTAGCTGAATAAAATAATCGTCAATCCACTCGCGTTTTTTGGGCTTATTTGTTTGTTTGAAGTCTAAAATTGAGGGTTTTCCTTGCCATAAACCCACACAATCTGTAGTACCAGCATATAGCCCACTGTAGTATAAAGGAACCTCTACACCCCAGAATTCTGTAACATTTACTAGCCCTTGTCGTATAACACTATCAGCCATACTATGACTCTGTCGGCTATAAGGATTGGTACCTGGCTGATCAAATAAATCGTCTTTGATATAATTTTCCAGCCACTTGTGCATACGTGTTCCGCGGCCAGCAGCTTCAGTGGTAATTTCTTGCGCTTTGGCTTCACCTACACGTTTTTTCCAGTTCCATAAAGCCTGTTTCTTTTCTTCAGATTTAGTAGCATCGAGTATGGTTGTAACAGAAGGTACTTTGCTGCCGTCAGGGGTACAGTAGTGACGTTTACCTTCAATGGTAGTTCTGCTCATTGGTGAGTAATTGAATTTAGATAGTAACATTTTATTTTGTTAGTTAGTTTTATACACTAAAGCTGCTGCCGCAACCACAAGTGCTGGTAGCATTAGGATTGGTTATAACAAAACTACTGCCCATTAAATCTTCTTTGTAATTTATAGTAGCGCCTTCTAGATATTGCATACTGATCGCATCTATTAGCAATGTAATAGATTCTTTTTGAATAACAAAATCATCGTCATTGGCTACTTCATCAAAAGTAAATCCGTACTGGAATCCGCTGCATCCGCCACCTTGAACAAAAGTTCTAAGTTTAAGATTTGGATTACCTTCTTCTGCAATTAAATCGGCAATTTTTGCAATTGCACTATCAGTTATCGTAAGTTGATCCATGTTTTTTCCTATAATCTGCTATTGCGGCTTTTATAGCATCTTCTGCCAGAATTGAACAATGAATTTTAACAGGAGGCAAAGCAAGTTCTGAAGCGATTTCGCTATTTTTAATATTGCCGGCTTGATCTAATGTTTTCCCTTTGACCCATTCCGAGACCAAACTAGAACTGGCAATCGCACTACCGCATCCGTAGGCCTTGAATCGAGCATCGCTAATAATACCGTTTTTGTCTACTTTAATTTGTAGTTTAAGAACATCGCCGCAGGCCGGTGCTCCCACCATACCTGTGCCTACATCTTCATCGTCCTTGGCAAAGCTACCCACATTGCGTGGGTTCTCGTAATGATCAATGACTTTCTCAGAGTAGGCCATTAATTGTATCCTTGACCTTCGACGCAGGCTTCGCATTCACATTCGGTACAGTAATCGCAGTTTTGGCAACTGTGCCCGCAATGCTGTTTACAACTACATTTACAATTGTAAGTGTATCGTTTGTAATTTTGAAATTCATATGTGTCGTTTGTATCGTCGTTCATATTATATCCTAAAACTTTCTCCGCATCCGCAACGGTCTCGCTCATTGGGATTTGAGAATTCGAATCCTTCATTAAGTCCGTTTTTAACATAGTCCACTGTGGATCCTTTGATGTAAACACTATCCTTGGGGTCTACTAAGATAAAAAATTCAGGATATGTGATACGTATTTCTGGACCAGAGTTGTTGTTCTCAGTAACGTATTCTAACACATAAGCAAGTCCAGAGCAACCGGTGGTTCGGACTCCGATTCGTATACCTACAAAGTTTTTTTTATTTAATAAATTTCGAAGTTTGGTGACTGCTGACTCTGTAAGAGTTATCACGATGTTACTGTCTTCTTTGCATTGCTGATTTAGCCATTCCGGAAACTACTGCTTCAGGATTGTCTACTGCACTGGTGTACTCTTCGGGATTGGTAACCGACGGAATACTACTGGTATTGAACTGTACCATATCAGTGGTTATTTTTTTAATTAAATTTTTAACAGCTGGTTCGTCTTGATTGGCAGAAATCAAATCATCGTAAGTAAAGCCAGATAAACCGCTGTTATTGATATAACGCAAAACCAAAGCAGTCGGTACTTCGGGTTTGAGATTGTGTGTTTTAATTTGGCTCTGTAATAAACTCAATGCTGTTAATATATTTGGATCTGAATCTGCATCCGTGTCAAAGTCCTGATTTGTGGGATCAGCAAGACTGTTGTCTTCAAATGCAAATTCACTTAAACGCATTAACGACGCTCTCTGCCTAAATCTTCTGCGCCACCTGCGGCTGCATCAGTTGCATCGAATCCGTCTGCTTGATCTAAGTCATTTTCTTCAGGAGCAGGTAATGCACCAGCTGCACCTTCGGGCGGCATACCGCCACCCATATCCATTGATTGACCAACATCTTCGCCAGCCAATTGACGTGAACCTTGATCTAACGCATCACGAGCAGTATTCAAACTATCCATTAGACCTTGTAGTGCACTGGTAACAGTATTCTTGAAACTGTCAGCCTGTGGTACACCAACTTGATCGCGGATAGTATCCAGCAATGGTGGTAATTGTTCGTTAAGCATTTTGCTAGCGTCAGTGATCATATCCTGAACACTATCAACCATGTCTTTGGCAGCCAATACTGCTTCGGCGGTTTCTAGCTCGCCTTCCATCAATGCATAGTTTTGCTTCAAGTAAGATTTAAGTCCTTCTTGAACCATTAACATTTCCATATATTTAGGATTGCGTTCAGCACTATGAGCTCCATAGCTTTGACGAATTTTATTTAATTGTTCACTGATAGCAGTGCTCAATCTTTTTGCTTTGCTAAGTGACATATTATCATAGTCAAGGGAAAATCCGAATCGACTCTCCATAACACGATTATATTTTTTAGCAGTTACTGGGGTTAGCTCTTTAAGGTTCATAATATCTGATTCCAAAGTTTTATATATTTAGCAGACTTTAATCTTTTTTCCAATTCTTCTCTAGCAGTTGCTAGGCGAGACTTGGAGTCTGACAGTTTAATTAGCCATAAATCACGCTGAAATATGTCTGTTTTTTTAGATTTTTTATATATTTTTTTAGTATACAGTTCGTACTCGTCGGATAGTTTTGCCACTGTTTGGTCTTTTAATAAAATATCGTCTGCAGCTTTATAGTACTTAAATTTTGTAAACACCGCATAAAAAACTGCGGCCTGTTGACTATAAAAAATATGTATAACTTTATCGTCTTTGGTAACACGCCATTTGTGTTTGTCTAAATGGCATATTTCATAATCTGCTAATATCCAGTTGTATTTGTCCATTTGAACAAATATAGGATACACACTGGCACGACGCATTATTGCTAATTCATCTTCTGCCCAAGCATCGATTTTGCTCATAGCAAAATCTACTAAGCGTTCACCCAGTTCTTTTTTTGTATACGATTTTGCCGTTTTCATGTTTTCTTGTGAGGAGGTCTTTATTGACTAGTTGATTGGCGATTATCTGCTGGCGTTCAGATAAGTCAGATTTTTCAATTATAGGTGTAGAATCGTCGAATTGAAGCAATACATCTGCTTCTTCGTTACTAATTGCAACAGAAGGTCTGTTAACCAATTCGATTATTTTCATTTTATTTCAAGTAGTTTACTAACAGGGTAATTATGCCCGCAATCAATACTCCCACAACAGAAGTGAAAATTGCAATTAGTTGTTTATCCGAAGAGTTTGATTTATTAGTGATAGAATCCCTAATGGCAATCAAATGTTCTTCGACAGCATTTAGACGTTTGTCCATTGAGTCTAGTTTTTGTTCCAAAGAATTATACCTTTCAGCGCAAAGTTCCACGTGCGCCTCCAGATTTTTCTTTTCTATATCCGTAGATGATGACATATTTTATTTGCTTCATATTATGCGATGCAATTTCCAGTGTAAACTTATTCTGAGCCATAAAGAAAAACCATAAGGGGTGCCGTAGCATCTAAGTTATTTATGCTGTCAGTGTACATCAAAATATATGTTTTTTAAGGTGCCTGTCCCAAAAAATATAGGCAACATAAAGCGTGCAGTTTCTTCCAGTCCCAATATAATAGGAACTTCGGTAAAATCTTTTTCTAATTCTTCTATGTTATAAACATCAGTTCTGCCGCCTTGAAAACTAAAATACCACATTTTATGTTCACCTTGATAAAATTCACCAAATAAAGGATTATAATCGTCTAAATTTAATACAATAGACTCAACTGGTTTTATAATTTCAGGTTGTGTTTTAAGGCCCAATACTTGTAATACTGTTTCCCAGTTACGTTGTTGATCTCTATCAGTTCCTGTACCCCGAATTTGATAAGTTGGGGTTATATCCACTAGCGTAATACATCTGAATATAGGGGTGTTTTCCATCAAGTATTTATAGGTCAAAAAGAAAGGCAACTAAAAGTTGCCTTGTCTTCGTGTTTACAGAGTAAACTACTGATTAATTACCAGCTGTTGTAACAAGTTTCAAGCCAGGGGCTGCAACTTTGATACCAGTGTAGTTATAACCATTACCGTCAACTCCAAGAGCAACGATGTTAGCTTGAAGATCAGTTGCATTCCATGAACTGTCTTCGATCAATACGCTGATCAAACCTTGTGTAACACCACCGATAGCTGCACTGTCAACTTGATAAGCCAACAATGTGCTGTTAACACCGATAGTACGCAAAATTGTTTCAACTGCTTGACCTGTACCAACTTGTGATGTCATTGACACGTTACTGTTGATAGTGAATGCTTGTACTGGCTTACCAATACCTGTGCTAACAACATAACCCAATGTACCAGCTGCTGAGCTGAAAGCTTGACCGCCGCTGCCAACGTTCTCTACGTTTTGAGCATTACCATTAATTCTTGTAAATACTGCCATTTTGTTTTTCCTTTAATAAAATCTGCGACCTAACGCATAAAATTATTTATGCCTAGTGTTATTTTTTCCAGGCCTGCCCAGCACTAAAATTCTCTTTACTGAACTCAATTCTGTCTACTAGTTTAACTGCACCGCCGTCGTGCCCGATAGCAACAAACCCTTCGGGTTTTGTAATTTTATAACCTGTATCTGTTTTAATAAAGGTGCCAGCAATGCTTTCAATTTGACGTAGTTTGTTGATAACTAAAAGCTTTAGTTCAACAATACGTTTGTACATTGCCAATATTCCTAATAGGGTATTACTGTTGTCAGCAATAAACTGCTCTTTTTCCTGTATCTTTTTGATACGGTCTTGTGCAGCTTTGCTTTCGGGTCCGCCTTTTAATTTTGCGATTTCAGCTTCTTGCTTGCCTTTGTAGTAGGTAAGAAACTGTTTCAAAAACTCTGTAGGTTCTCCTACTTGATCAACTCCGCCTCGTACTAAGTTATTGATAAAAGGCTTGATATGTTTGGCAAACTCTGCATTTTTGAGAATAATGTCAAAATTGGATTTATTAATCTTTTTCAACGTGTTGGCACTTTGAATTAATCCTGCACGTAGTAAACTGTTTTCTTCTGGAGTTAAACTAGCTATACCTGTATAATCGTGGTAAAAAGCGTCATCAAACCATACATTTTTGCTTTGATTCAGGCCAGCTACACTATAGCCGTATTGTGCAGTCATATTGGAAATTTCGCTACCTTCGTAACTAGTGTGAAACACAATACCAACTTTTGCACTCATCATACGTCGAGCTAAATCACTGCTCTTGGGTACTGCGTAGGTAATAGTATTAGGTTGAAATACAATACATTCTTCGTTGTTGATTGTAGCAGTTTGCAGGTCACCTTCAGTAAACATCAGGTCACCTTTAATAACACCGCTAATACCAAGACTGGGCAAGTACTTCAAACACAATTCTAATTTTCTTGCAAGGTCGGGTTGCTCGCCATACCAGTTTTTAATATCTTTAGTTGACTTGCACAACTTGGCTTCACCTTTGGCAAATACACTTTTAGTGCCTACAAAAAATTTACTGTCAGCAGGATCTAATCCACAATGTATAGCAGGAGCACCGTCCCACTTGACTGTGACTTGGCTGGGCTCGCCTGTGCCTTCGCTGAGCATTTTGCGCAATGCTTCAATATAGTTTAGTGCTCGTTGTGCACCAAGAAATCCTTCATTGAAGATTAAATCTTCAAGATGTTCCAAGTGTGTTGCTTTGTCCTCAGCGGATTCCAACAACTGCCATTTGGGTTGTAGATTCTTTATTTCAAATAGTTTCATTCTGAGTAACCTTGAGTAAAGTTGGCCTGTTGGTCAAGGAATGTATCCAGGGCCGCGTCAACTTTTCTACGATTCTTGTGATTGATCCATTCGCCCATTCCGCCAAGTCTGTAAACAGCTCCTTGGAACTTGATCATTATAGGATCTTGATTTACAATCTCTACACCAGGTGCAAGTTTATGTGCGGCTGCTGGTGCCGGTGGTTCTTGTGCGGCCGCCGGCTCTGCGGGAGTATTTCCTGCTATCTGACTCTTAACTTTATTGGCCAGTGATTTTTTTTGACTATATTCTATATCATCCGAGCGGTTGCCAGTTTGTGTATCTACTATGGCTTTATAGATATAATTTTTAATGGTATTACCGTCAATGGCAGTTAGTGTTCCTTCATAGGGCGGAGCACTTGTTCCGTTGTTTAACCAACGACCCAACCATCTATTAAGTTGTTCGCCGTAGACTGCAGGATCTTTCATATCATATCCAGCGGCAGCTAATTTATTATCAATCTTGTCCCATTGGTCTATTGCAGACTGTACAACAGGACTGTGCTTTGCTTGAGATTGTTTGACTCCTTTAATTGCACCTTTGATGCCGCCCCACAATCCTTCATTAACGATTTCATTGACCTTCATTCTTCATCCTTTTAACGCCTCTGTTGAACTTGTCAATATCCTGTGTGCGGATACTATTAAGTAATTTGCGTTCAAGTTCTTCAGCCTGTTCTTGAGTGTAGTTTTCTCTGATAAATGTCATGAGATTAATAGCTCCCTGAATAACATGGTTGGCACGACTTTCCACAAGATTTTCTCTATCTTTGTGTAAGCGTAGACTTTCCAGTTCTTCAAAAAGACTGCGTGTTTTTTTCTGCAAGATTAGCTCCGAAGTATGTTATATTTATTCGGATTTGTTTTTTAGGCCTGCTAACATCTGCTTGAGCATAGTACCGTCAGCTTGTGCTCTAGGTGCACCGCCGGGTGCAATATCTAACGGATCACGTATACCTTCTTTGAGTCTAGGCTTGTCCCAAGGTACAGTTTTAGAATCGCCGCCTTCCACTGTACTTTTTGCTTTGATTTGACTCATTACACTGCCAACTTGGGGTCTTAAAGAGCCAGGAGTGCCTTGTGCTTCCTCGCCAGGGTCTGTGATACGTAAACTCTCAATATCAAAGTCTAAGTCCACTTTTGTGCCTACCCCACTACTGCTACGAGTTTTCATCAATTGTATTTGATAACGTCCACGTTCACGCATTGCACGACTTGTAAAAATACCAAACACATTATCAGCAGTATTAATCTTAGAGATACCACCCGAAATATGACTATGGTCAAATTCAATTTCTTCAACTGCACTACGATTCAACTGACTAGCAGTGATCATCAATATATTAAATTCTCTGGCTAGGTTACGCAGTTCTTCTGACACATACTTGTCTTTGACAAACAAATCATTGGGGCTAACTTTGGCACTAACTGGCATAACCAAATCCAAGTAATCCACCATAATAAAATCTGTTTTGCGTCCTGTTTGTACTTCTAGTTCTTTCAAATATGCACGAATTTGATTAACATTACTTTGTGCTGGCATATACTTGATACGCAGATTGCCGGACTTTTTACCAACCATCTTGAGTTTTAGTTCCAATGTATCTAAGTCTTTGAAAATCTCTCTTGTGCTGATATTGGCCACCATACTGTCCATACGCATTGCACACAGTTCTTCACTGAGCTCCAGTGTTAAGAATACACCATTAAGTCCTTGTTGTATCCAATTGATAGCAATATTCTGCATAAACAAACTCTTACCAGAACCACTTCCGCCTGCAAAGATGTTTAGCTCACCCCTGTTCATACCACCAAACAATCGTTTGTCCATGGTAGGCCAGCCTGTGCTGATTTGTCCGTTGTTGCTTTTGATCTTTAACAATCTTGCACGGGGATCTTCAAAGTAGTCAGTGCCCATATCTTTTGTAAGGCTAATCTGTACTGCATCTTTGATAATCTTTTCTACTGGATCATACTCGCCCTTTTCCAACATATCTGCACATTTCAAAATTGCACGTTCAAGTTCTTGTTTCTTAGTAAATCCCTCAAACTCTCCCATAAACCAATCATAATGACTGTCTGTTAAACTGGGCACTGGTTTCAATTCCACTGATGTTACTGCAAATATTTGTTCTGCAGTTGGCATTGCTTTGTGTGCATCCACGTGCTCTTTGATAAACTTTGCAGCTGCTTTTAGACTACGATCAAAGTTTTCTGCATTATAGATATTTTGTACACGCACATAGCTTTCTGCTTTCTGTAACATCATTTCCAGAAACAAGCGTTGTAAGTCGACTGAATATTCTTTCATAGTAATTTTTTCTTCTTTAATTCAATTTTTAATCTATTGGTTTCCTTGGCATCAATTATTGTTTTTAACACAAACAATTTGCCATATCGTTGTACTGCTGCACTAACATCTTTGACATCTGGTTCCCACTCAGGAAAGCTAACACTCCATCCATACTCCAATGCATCATTGATTAACTTTGCACCAGCTCGGTCTCTATCAGGCACTACAATGACTTCTCGAGTTAGACTGTCAATAATATCTGCTTGTATTTCGTTGCATTCATTGCTTAATATTGCAACTCCATCAACTGCCATTGCATCAAATGGTCCTTCAACTACAATAACAAACTTGGCGTCTGGATATTGGCGATCTATATTAAACACATAGTTGGGTTCGTACTGACTAAAATATTTGGGCTTAACATAGTCTTCGAAGGTTCTGGCAGTATAGCCAATGACTTGATTATTCCAAGTAAAAGGAATAATAACACGTTTATTTAAGTTATGTTGTGCCTCAGGTGTCCACATTAGATTGTACTTGATCATATCAATGTGTCGGTCTGCGGCATAGATAACTGCTGAATGGTAATCCGCTGGCACATCGTACTCGTCGGTATTTTCTGCACTTAGTGTATAAAAGTTTTCCCACTTTGTAAAATTCATTGCCTCCGCTGGTAATGATTTTGGTTTGAACTCAACTTCTAGTTTTGCTTCTTCTACAAATGTGTCTGTAGGTGTTACCAAATCTTTAATACGAATAGCATCAATAACCAATCGTTTAACTTCGTTTTCGCTTGCACCTAACCAACTCAATAGTTTACGAAACTTATAAGTTAAATGGCGTCCAGGAACATAGCTGGCTTTATAGTTACAGTTGAAACAGTGATAGCTAATACCACCGCCGGGATTGGTGATCAATCCACCTCTACTACGTGTGTCTGCAGTTTCGCCGTTGTGATGACAACAGGGCGCATTGAAACTGATCCAACCACTTGTGGGATTTGTTTTTCTTTTGGGAGGTAGTAATAGCGTTACTGCATCGAGAATGGTATTAAACATTCTACACAGTATACGCTAAAACTTAAACTAAATCAATAGTTTTGACTGATATTAACCGAAATTGGCGTAAGTGGCCAATACGTTTGCCCAACCTTGATCTGTACGCAACATTGTAAATCCATAGACTTCTGTTCTACGTGCAACAGGAGTAGGAACGTTGGTATTCAACCAATTTACGTTGGCTGCTACACCATTGATCTGAACTGAACTAGGATAGTGTGGGCTAGCACCTTGTGGGATAACCACAACTGCAACTGTACTTCTCCAAGCAGTGGTTGCTACATTGGTAAAGTTAGCAGTAACATTTCCACCCAATGCATTTGCGTAGAATGTGCCGCCTTGGTTCATATCAAAATTAATAGTCCCAGTAGAACCACTGTTATAACTGATCAACTCTTGACTTTGTTGTAGAGTTGTAGCACCAGTAATAGTTAAAGTGCTTGCTGATACACTGGATGCAGAAACGGTACCATTTGCAGAAATATTTCCACTTGCAGAAATGTTGTTTAGTTTAATAGAGTCTAATGCAATATTAGGATCTGTAAATGCAATTGTGCCGCCACCAGGTTCTGCGGCATTGCTAAAGAAATACCAATTACCGTCAACGTGATTTCTTACCACACCAGTGTGTTGATAGATATTACCAGTACCGCCAACAAAGTGACTATACAAACCTATATCATAACTGTAAGGATATGCTGGAGTTGCAGTCAAATATACTAACGGAGAGGTTACATTAAGAGTGGTTGTGCTAATACTTGTTAGATTGTTAGTAAACACTGTACCACCGACCCATAGGTCTTTGGTAATACTAGCACCGCCAGGAACAACCAGTGTACCAGTACCTGTACCAGTAGAATTTGTTGTACCAGTCAATGACATTGAAATCGGATTAAACGATCCACTTATTGACACATTACCAAACGCAGCGTTTGACAAGAAATTAATATATCCGCCGCCTGAGGCTGCTTGGACGATAAAGTTTTGTCCCGATGTATGACCGTAGATGCCGTCAACTTCAATTGGTTGGGAAAATGCAACGTGGCCGCCATCGCTGGACGTAATATTATAACCGTGTGTTAATGTTATAGTACCTTCTGCTTGTATGGTTCCAGTTCCTGTAGGATTCAATACAATGCTTCCAGATCCTGAAGTTTGTAAACTTAAATTTTGATTAACATCAGCACTAACAACAATAGTACCAGAGTTACTACTCAATACCTGTTGTCCGTTAACATACAAAGAGCCTGGACCAACATATACGCTGTGGAACATCTGTGTGGGAGTTCCAAGATTAAATGTATTATTGGTTGTTGGGATAATATTACCAGTTAAGTAAATATTAGCATTTGTAACAGTTGCGATTGAATTTCCGCCACTGGTTAATACTATATTTCCGTTAGCAGTTGGAATATCTACTTTGGTATTACCAGATAAAATAGTAGTAGGGGTGCCAGTATTTGCACCTACAATACCTGTACTTGGTTCGATCGTAATATTACCAACATGAAATCCACCTTGTACCGTAAAATCAGCTGTTGCCATTTTTTTTCCTTTAATTCTGACAGATTAGCGTTAAACTAATATGATTGTTATGTGTATTTATTGAAATCTTAAAATTTATTAGGCTTGACAGAACCAGGTTAAATAGTTACAATCAACTAATATTTTTAAGGACTTTTATGGCAACAATCGTAGGCGCCGAAGATGACGTCGCTACTCTCCAATCTTCAACTACTATCTCCGGAGTTAGCTCCAACCCCCCACCAAGTGCCCCAATAAACAAAGCAGTATCTATAGAACCACTGTTTAGTAGTGGTATTTATCGTTGTGCAGCCACGGAATTCTTACCAGAAATAAAATTAGTGTTCAAAGATGCTATTGCTGAAATAAAAAAACATTTTCCGTTGATAACAAAAAGTGTATATCCGGTTTTACAATCAGCAAATATTTACGATGACCCCAGAATTGCAAAGTTCACTGAATTTATTGGACAAACTGCTTGGGGAATCTTGAATAATCAAGGCTATAATATGGATGCTTACCATATGTTTTTCAACGATATGTGGTGTCAAGAACATCACAAATATTCAGGGCACGATACACATACCCATCCAAATAGTGCAATTACTGGTTTTTATATTATAGAAGTGCCAGAAAATAGTTGCAGGATAGTATTCAAAGACCCACGTAGTGCTAAATATCATAGCAATTTGATGGAAAGAGACATTAGTCAAGCTTCCATGGCTAGTAATGAAATTAACTACGGACCGGCGGCCGGAGACTGCTTTTTTACCAACAGTTGGTTACCACATAGTTTTACTCGCAATGGCAATATGAAACCATTTAAGATGATACACTTTGATCTAGGAGTGAAATGGGCAGATGGTCCGTTACCAACACAAACACAAACAAGACAATGAACAAATATCACGTTAGATTTAATAAAAGTCGTGGACAACCTGGAAGAGGTAGTCTACAACACGTTTGGCGTGTGTTTGAAAACGGTGAGGAATTCATCGTCAAGCACGTTCGAATATCGGTCCCAGTACACGATGAAGTCACTGGGGACGGTAGAGGCAACGATGACTGGAACTTTAGTTGCGAAGGTTATATGACCTTGGACACAAAATCATCTACTGCTGTAATTACAGATAAACCTAGCAAACTTAAAAAATAATAGATTAGAAATAAGTTTGATACCAAGTGGGTGTGCCACTGATGACGCCAGCGTATACCCAAGAAATAGGTTGAGCACCAAAGCCCGATACTAAATCCAAATATGCTGCAATCCCAGATCCGCCAGTGCCAATAACAAGTCCAGTACCAGCTCCGTTACCTTGATTTGATATAATTGCTTGTTGCCCACTTGCTGGTTTGAAAATTAGTTTGTTTACACCAGTTACTGTTGCAGCCGTGCCAGTTCCTGAACCAACTCCTGTTGCCGTAAATGTTTGCCCAGGATATGGACTAGTTGCACCTATACTAGAAAAATCAGTAGTTCCTTGGGTGACAATTACATATTCTGTACCAATTACGAAAGACCCTGCGTTAACAGTAGTAGTCGGGCATACTAATGGAACAACAAATGTATCACCTACACTTGGGCTAGCGGGAAATTCAATTACCAAACCATATTTACTATTGGTATGAATTGGTGCATCATTTATACCTAATATTTTATCACCGGTAGTAACTTGACGACCATATGCAGTTTGTGAACTTACTGTTAAATCAACAGGACTACCAGTTTGACTAAACATTTGTTTGATAGTGCCTGTCAATGAATAGCTAGTCCAGAAACTATCTGTTTTAGTACTGAATATCCAAACGTTCGAATAACCAGGTGATCCGGCTCCGGCCGGACTGGAACTACCACCAGCATAGGCTTTAAGGTTTGCTGCAGTAATTTGACTTGTGGTTCCTGATTGAACCACTGGAATTAATTCTGATCCAGATAAACTGCTTATACTTGGTAAAGCACTGATTTTTACGTTTGCCACTTTTATTCCTTATTTTATATAATTAAATTATCCCCGGACTCAGTTAATATCTGAGTTACACCATCTTCTGTAGTCAAATCATTGTATATAACCACATAGGCATTTAATAGGGTAACTGCAATGTTACCTATGTCAATGCCACTACCAATTTTTACACCAGATTCGATTATCATACCAATCTTTCGATACTGATCATATTGTTGTTGTAGCCTATACCAACTACCAATGTTATTCTCCAAGCAATAGAATTTGAAGTATCTCTAATTACCCAGGTATCGGTCAGACCAGCACCACTCAAATTAGCAGAAGCACTTAAATATGCCGGTGTGGTAGTAACACTTAATGGACTAGTACCGCCATCAATGTAGCCGCCGGCTGTGCTACTACCATAAACAGTAAGTGTTCCTGATACGGTTGATACTTGTAAACTTGCGTTTCCACTAGAAGCCATTCTTACTTTTAGATTGCCTAAAGTAACATCTACACCACGATTAACAAATCCTGAGGCTTTTGTTATAAGACTAGTACTTGTTCCAGTAACATTCAGGTTGCCACCAACTGACACATTGCCAGTTGTGGTCATTGTGCCAAGCGTGTTAAGGGCAAAGGCTTGGTTAATCTGTGTGATGGCAGCACGGCTAAAGTAGCCACCACGGTGTTTGGCATTTAGGCCTGACGTACCGCCTGTTACTCTAAACTTGACAGTTTGATTTGTGCCGGGAGTATAAACAATATCTAAACTGATGTTGTTGACTTCATTGTAGCCGGTGTTGTATGCGGCCGATATCTGTTGGTTGCCGATTACTGCATTGGTTGTGGCATCAACCAGTTGAACTATCAAATATCCGTTGGCACTGTAACCAGCAAAGCTGAACATGCCCACAATATTGTAGGTCGACCCTGCAGTCAATGTGAACTGACCGTTTGATGTGCTGTAGGCAATGCCTGAACTGGTTGACAAGGTGTCCCAGATAATATCTGTACCTGTGGCATATACTGTTTGGTCAGCGGCATTGGTCACATTCACATACTGATTGTTTAAGGTGCCAGTAGCAGTGGCCTGAACTGCTATGGCCGGATTCAGTTGTTCAATTTCAACCACCGCCCCACCATTGACACCGTTGAAGGTGATGGTATTGTCAATGCTGGTCAATCGATATGTGGTGGCCTGAGTGGGTGTTACATACGCAATGGTTTCGTTGTTACTTCCTATATGTCCGGCAGTACTGTCTACTGCTTCTGTAAAGCCACGAGTACCAACATAGGCACTGTCAGTCACACTATACCATTGGAATTGACCCCAGGTGTTTGACGACACAAATCTTGAGGCAGTAAACTTCAGTTTGTATGTCCAGCCTGGTTGTAGAGTAAATGTTGATGTGGTTGGTTGTGTGATCAATGATCCCACAGAATACACACTATTTGAGAAAGGTACAGCACCACCGGCTGTGACTGCTACATCTCCACCAGTGTTAGTAGTCGCAAGCAATCTTGAACCATTTACTACCCCATAAGTTGTTGGCTGACCGTTGACGATAATATTACTAACATTCAAATTGCCTGGAATAACAACATTACCGTTACTGGCAACTGTCATTCTTGTTGCTAATATATTTGCACCTGCACCAGGAACTTTTGTAGCAAAGTTGATGTTGGCACTATAATCACCGTTGTCAATAGCAAAAATTCTTGCTTCTGGTGGGAATCCGGCACCACTATAGGTGTACAAATCAATAGCCGAGCCACTGCCAGCACCACCTCCAGTGTTGAATAAGTTCAATGTACTGACTACATTGCCAGCATTTGAAACAGTAACACTCATTGGAGATGCATAGTAAGCAGTGCCTACTGCGGTACCAACAAACAAACTAGTACCAGTTATAGTTCCGACTACACCCACATTAGTACCAAATGTAGCAGAGTTATTAACTGTTAAATTGTTAACAGTAACATTGCCACCATAAGTTGCAGTAGTACCGTATGCATTACCAAAATGTGATCCAGCAATATTGCCAGCAGTGATATTCCCTGTACCGCTACCAATACTAACACTCGCATTTGCTGCACCTGCATTAATTGCAGTAGCAACTCCGCCTATATTCAAAGTAGTTGCAGTGGTATTGAATACCGAAACATTGGTAGTGGCTGCAATAATACTTGTTGTAGTTACATCCTGTCCTGCGGTTAGATGTTGTAGGCCACTTAATGTAGCAGTACTTGGATTGTAACGTAGCCCATTGCTCAATCCATTTAGCGAACTTGTTCCAGTATTGGCAAATACCACTGGATAATAATTGTTAACGCTGGTATTGGCTATGGTGCTAGTAACGGCCGACACATTTGTTATTTGTGTGCCATCACCAATTAAACTTGCACCAGCGTTACCGATAGTAGCAGCATTTACAGTTGTACCATTTAGTGTACTGGTTAGCGTTAAGCCAGCAAAAGAAGGCGAACCATTTGTTTGTAAATTTTGTGGGCTACTGATAGTTACGGTATTACCGCTGGCAGTTATTGTAACACCATTTGTACTGGCAAATGCCAATGTTTGATTAATTAAACTAACTGATCCAGTTCCGCTTGTACCAGACATACTCAACGAGCTACTGACACTGGCAGTGCCGATATTGGCAACACGGCCATATGGGTCTAACGTAATTACTGGAATACTAGTGGCATTACCTGTAGTGCCTGCTCCAGGACCAGCAGTAGTTAAACTGATATTTGAACCAGTAATAGTTAAATTACCTGTACCTGATGAAGTCGAAACCACACGATTACCATTATCAGTAATCACATTGCCTGTAACGCTACCGGTTGTGCTGATTGGAAGATTGAAAGTCCACGCATTGCTGATACTGTTATATAATATACTGGCATTTGCACCGTTGGCAAATATACCTGCACCGTTGGCCTGTGTTGTAGTACTAGCGTTTGCAGCCAAAGTAATTACTAAATTACTCAATGTTAAATTGGTGGCATTTACTGTAGTAGTGGTACCACTAACCTGTAGATTTCCTAAAACATATAAACTGTTGCCTACAATAGCATTGCCACCTACTGTAGTATTGCCTGACGATTGTATTATAGTAGCAGATAATACATTGACATTTGAAATGTTGCCCGATGACCCAGTGGTAGTGATATTACCACCTACATATAACGCTCCGCCAATACCAACTCCACCTACTACTTGCAATGCACCTGTTGTGGTACTGGTTGCAGGTGTGGTGTTTGTTGTGATAATTTGTTGTGTAGTTGTGCCTGAAAATATTCCAGTAGGTCCTTGTGGGCCTTGTGCCCCAGTTGAACCCTGTGGTCCTTGTGGTCCTTGTGCCCCAGTTGAACCCTGTGGTCCTTGTGGACCTTGTGTTCCTGCAGAGCCGGCGGTTCCTTGTGGACCTTGAGGGCCTTGTACTCCCGAAGAGCCTGCAGCTCCTTGTGGTCCTTGCGGTCCTTGTGCCCCAGTTGGTCCTTGTACTCCGGTGGCACCTGTCGGGCCTACTATTCTACCAGCATCGTGCCAAGTACTGTCTGCACCCCAAAACCAAACATTACCTGTATTTGAAGTAATATATCCATCGTCTAAATTATTGCTGGTATTTGGTAAGAATGTATAGTCTGTTACTGTACCCAATAATGTTACACTAACACCTTGTTGTCCTTGTGGACCTTGTGGTCCAGTTTGCCCTTGCGGTCCCTGTGGTCCTTGTGTGCCAATTGGTCCCTGCGGTCCTTGTATTCCCTGGGGTCCTTGAACACCTGCTCCAGTAGGTCCTTGTGGTCCTTGCGCTCCAGCGCTGCCATTACTTCCACTTGGGCCTTGTGGTCCTTGTACACCAGTAGGTCCTTGTGGTCCTTGCGCTCCAGCGCTGCCATTACTTCCA